GTCGTCATCAATCATCAGAATGTGAGTGACTATCACGTCTTCCAATGCTTTTTTTACTAACAAATTTCTAGCAGTGTCAATCATTGTTCGAACTTGCCAAATCACGCGAGTGTTGCTTGGCAGTTGAAGAGCCATCAAATCTGCTGCAAATCGCCAATGTAGATTTCCAATAGTAGGTATGCATATTGCAACAGTTTTTTCCATATGTGTTTATATTATCATATTTTAAAAAAATGTACAAAAATAAAAAGCTCACAATATCTGTGAGCCTTTTATTTCCACTTCTGAGTTATAAAGTGAGTGGTACTTCAAATTTAGGTAACGATAGATGCGTATCCTCGTCTCCAATCTCCGAATGCAGCTGCACCTCTCCAATCTACACCGAAGTAAAGTTTCTTCCTCATGAACTCAGATTCCGTGCCATCAGTCAATTGACTGAACATCGGAGCCTTTCGTAATTGAAGAATAATCGGCTTTACAACGCTGCGAGTATCGAAAAGATACCAGTTGTTTGTGTCTACAAGATAATCATTAACAACGACTGTCAATCCTTTGTAGATAGTGTTTACTGCATTGAATGCAGTAGTCGTACCTTCAGAGGGATCAGCAGGAGAGTTAATAAGTTTCTTAGCAGTCCATTCGAGATCAGGCGGAACAACGATGATGTTCGGACGAACTCCAGCCGGTTTACCCTGGTCAGTTTTGAACTTTCTCATGACCGTGATAGCTGATTGAAGTGCGGAAACAGACAATGCTGTCGAACCCTTGTTGGAATGAGTACCAGAATTTCCTTCGCTGTGGTTCGTAGCAAAGAATGCTTTGCCGTCGTAACACGACACTGTTTTACCATCGAACAATGACCCAGCTGAGCCAGTTGTATTGACACCCTCAGGAATAAGAGTGTACACTAACTCATCGAAGAAACGAACAGCTTCTACTGAAAGCTCTTTCGTTCTGATTTCGATCTGTCCATATTGCTCGTCTTCTATCGCATTGCGATCAACGGCTATGGAAGCTTCAAAATCTCTGTTCGGAACTGTGAAATTGTGCTCAAGCAAACCTTGTGGTGTTCTTTCGTCTTTCCATTCTCTCATCTTCGGAACTGCACCTAGCCAGGGATACGTTTCTTCACTCTTAGTCGATTTAATTTCTGTGGCAATATTCAAATATTGCTTTTCTGCGGCTTCGAATGAAGTCATAAACTCAGTACGCATACCCGCGAGTAACAGTTTCGGAATATCACTTTTTACTAACATATGAGTTTATCTAACGTCAGAATCGATTCGGACTTTGACATAGGTCGCGTCCACGACTTTGACGATGTATCCACAAGCGATAGAGTTTGTTGAAGAAGTTCCAACAGTCTGGTCATCTGAAACGTACACTCTGACTCCAAGATTAGTTTGAGTAGCACCGCCCGCGAGGGTGTACTTAAACGAACCAGTCTTGTAGACTCTAACGGTGACACCACCATCAGAAGCCGTGCCAGTAGCACTTTCAACTGCGACACCCAAGAAAGTATAGCCTGAGCCATCATCTCCCGGTTCCGCATAACCAGTACCTTTGTCAACGAGCAAGCCACCTTTGTAGATAACTGCACTCGCTTTTACAGGAACATCCACAATTTCTCCATCTTGGCGCTCTGCTTCGTATGCTGCGCTTAATGCTGTCATGTGCTTGTGAATTTAACTAACTAATAATTTAACCAAAAATGGTTGATTTTTGCGATTTCTCAGAGCTCATCTCCTTCGCATGGAGCCAAGCTTCCTTAGCTTTCTCTTCAGAAAGATTCATTTTGCTCATGTAAAAATCCTTTACTTCTGCAGGAATTTCTTCAGTTTTTGCAATTTCGTCAGGTTTCTTTTCTACAGGATTTTCAACAGTGCCATCTTCACTAAAGTTTACTAACTTCGGTTGAGATGCCATAAAACCGTCTAACATCTTTTTCATATCGATCGATGAATCAGACAGTTGGATTGTTTTTATGGTGTCGCACAATGCTATGAAGGCTTCTTTCTGCGCGGGTACTATTTTCCCCTGCTTCAAGTACTCTTCGTAGATTGCTACTGAATCAGAGAGCACAACCTTCTCTTCTGTTTCAGCTTCGTCGGACTTGATTTCCACAGTCCCGTCGGCTTTCGCCTCTGTTTCCTTTGAATCCGCCTCCGAAGAAGATTCTACATCTTCTATTTCTTTTTTTGTCTGTTTTGGTTTACACATATAGCCACCCTTTCCGTCATCTTCATATTCTCCTTCTTTACCGTCTGGCATTTTGCATTTTTCTCCTTTTTTGTGTTTTGCTTTCTCAAGATCTTCATCTTTAATTTCCAAATGCTTCTGGACGTCTGCAAGAATCTTGAAAACCTGCCCAAGAGATGCTTTCACATCAAATTCTGAATCTTCAAGCTGAATAATCTCTCTTCCTTCAAATTCATCACTGAGTGCAACGAATTCACCCATTCCTTTGAGATAGGGTTCAGCAACTAATGCGGCATGCAATAATACTGGACCAATGTATTCTTTTGTTTTCTTTACGAGATAGTTAGGATCAAAACTAGCAGAAATTGCTGTAATCAATCCTTTCTTGATTTTTTCGAGAATTGAATCATCTTTGATTTCAATAATCGCATCCAAGCCATCTTCAGTTTTGATAAGATCAACAACTCTTCCAGTATTCTTAGAAGGATCGCTGGTGTGTGTCAACGGCACAGGTACTGAATCTAGAATGCCTGCTTTGAAATTTTTAATCATCTCATCAATTTTCGCATCTGTAATTTCAAGCTCGCCATTATCAGCGGCCCAATGATACCATTTGCCTTTCTTAAGAATTTGTTTTCTGAATGTATTTTTTTCAGAAAGTTCTACTGCTGTTGAATCTTGTGTGTTTAATTGAAATACAGGTCTTGCTTCAGCAGTTTCAGCAAAATTGTATTCGGTTATTTTTTTCGTCATTGTGTTATTTTTGTTTGTTGTTTTAAAAAACTCAAGCACGTTATCGACTACGGCTTTATCTTCTCCCGTCAAACGTCCTGCTAACAATTGAAGATCTGCAATAAGACTTTTTTCAGTATCTGCTTCTTGCATTTTTGTTAAAAAGAGCTGTTTGACTATCGAAGAACTTATCGTTTTTGCTTCAGCATTCGCTGGAACTGAAACGATCGAGACTTCAAACAATTTTATTTGTGTTATTTGTAATATTGATCGACCAGCGTCATCTGCTACTGTTTGCGTCCAATCCATTGCTCGTCCCCGAATGGATAATTTACTCAATGTCCCATCTTTTACTTTTTCTATCAAATCTGATTCTGTCTTCGAAATAATAATCTTTACTAAAAGACCTTTATTATCAATTTTCGTTTCTGTCACGCGACCAATCGGTTTGTCTGTGTTGTGATTGAAAAGAACAGTATTATATGTAAGTAGATCGTCTTTTGCACCTTCGAGAGCCTGTCGGGTGATTTGACACTCATCTGAATCTACATCATAAGTTGAAGCATATGCCCAAATAGCAAAATCTCCAGTTTGCTCAGGTGCTATTGTTTTGATAATCTCAGGTTCAAATGTAAATCCAAAGTCTCGCATATATGTATCTATTATAATTATTATTTGTTAATTTGTTAAATCGTATCTAATTTATCCCATTGGTGATGTAAAAATTTACGTAAAATCAATTCATTCGCAACTATTTTGTGTGCAACTACTGTTTTTGCGAATGAATCTGCAGTCTGATTTCGATGTAAAGCCATATGCGTTCGATACAAAAAGTCTGGTCGCATCTGTTTTACTATTTCTGCAGATATTTCATCAGCTGTTAGATAATCCTTTCCGTTTTCTTCGAGAGCTAGCTGCTTCTTAGTAGATGCTCCTTCAAAAGAACCTTTGTGAGATGCACAATGATTTTTTGCCCGTTCAGCAGTCCAATTTGTTTTTGCATAACGATATGCTTGCACAGCTGAAGCATTTGTTGCTTTAAGAACTCCCGTGATGAGAGTTAATCCTTTTGTCTTTGTATGTAAAGTTCGAAAAGAATCTTTTTTGAAAAGACCTGGTGATTTTATTCGACATGAATGCTGGTTGGGATATGGCATAAGTAAATTATACTACTACATGGTTTGATTGTAAAAATCGTTTGTTTGCATAATCTCTGCCTAACGCTTCAAAATGATCTAGAAAGTTAGGTTCGTTTTTTAGAACTTCAGCAGAAAGAGCAATCTCTTTTTTGATTTTATTGTCTGTCGGGGGTGCTGGTAATTTTTTCGAATCAGCGATAAGCTTCTTTCCATTTTCAAATGCTTTAATTGCTTGCAATTGTGGATTTTCTTTTTCTGACAAATCAAATCCTAATTTTTCAGCAGCTTCTTTTGATAGTTTGTCAATAAATTCCTGGGGAACTAATGTCGGATCTTTCGTCAACAATTTCTCAAAGAGACCTAACAAGAATGATTGGATCGAATTATTCAATGGCATCAATTTAATTCGTGGATAACTCGCATTGCTTCCAAAATTCCATTCAATCAACGGTGCTACTGCCCATTGATTCAATGTATCTTCCATCGATTTCATAATGCTGTGCAACATTTGTACTATAAACTCACCTTGCATCTCATAACCTTTCCCGTATGTGTACCCGTAGGTTGATTTAGTCCCCATTTGAATTGCTTGAGATAGCGCAGAAAGCGTCATTTGTGAATCATGATGCTCAATTAATGGAAGCACGTCGTAGCCCGAGCTCGCGCGATTGATTTCCAATTCAAATCCCGGGGGAAGAGTAATTCTTGAATTAATGCCAATCGTATCTACAACTTCTTCAGCAGCGTTGACATCTGCTTCACCAGTTGGTTTGCTAAGTTTTAGAATCTTAAGACCAACAGCATCTATTTCGGCTTTCTTATGAGCTAAATAATAGAGTTTGTGTTTTTTATCATAATGATAATATGCTGTCTTTAGAATGCTTTCTCCATATAATGGATGTCGTTCTCTCTGAAAAGTAAAAAGAACACATTTCTCTGGAGGAATAATTATGTCAACATATCGTCCCCCGAAATATGCTCGTTGTCTTGCTCCCATGAAACCACCATACTGATCCGAACGAAGATCAATAGTGTTGGAATCACGAGGTGCTAACTTTCTCCAGCCGATAAGACCTTTGTATTTTCCATTTTGAATTATCTGCGGCACTTTTTCATATAATCGAAAGCCTTCAAAAATTGCTCGTGTCATATCTGCAATAAGAAAAGGCAAGGAAGTTGTCATACCTCCTGCTTGTAAAGAGCCTAAAAAGACTGTTTCAATAAATTCTCTTTCGCCTTTGTCATTTGCACTCGCAATAACTTTTATCGGTGTGCTTTGAATTGGCATCGAAAAAAGACGAGTAATCGCTTTGACTGTCCCGTCATTGTCTTGCATCGCTAAATAATGGTCTATTGTTCGCTTGTCGGGATTCTCTTCAGTTTCATATGTGCCGACAGTCGAAGTAGTTCGAACACCTAACTCTTCCATGAGCTGAGCAACTGGAACTATATTTTTTCTATTCTTTTTTGCTTTTTCTACTGAGAGCCATTTACCTTTTGTGATAAGTGAAAGTATTCCCATTTGTTTACTAAAATTTTATTTTGAAAGCTAATAACACTATTAGATTAATCATAATTCATTTATAATAACTCGTATACTCTGATAAATTAAAAGAGCACTCATGCTTCGAGTGCTCTTCTGTTGCAGCATCTATATAAATAGATACTTTGCTCTTACGTGGGATTGGGCCATGTGTCTTCATGCCATTTTTCATCTTTTGCTCGCTGTTCAACAGACGTCGACTTCTCGTGAAACTTTCGGACCATGTCTTCAGCTGAAAACCGATTGACGATTGATAGATTAAAAAGGTATTTCAAACAATCTATCAACTCTTCTAACAAATGCTCTCTTTCTTGTTCCGTGAGAGTCGGTCTTGTTTGTTTTAATTTTGCTGCATTATAAATTTCACAAACTTCAACTTGCAAACGCAGCACATACTCTTTTGTCAATGGCTCATATTCCCTCAAACCCAGTATGTCATTAATAAAATGCTTCTGTCTTCGATACATTGCTGCAAATTCGTTATTCATGCGCAATCTCCCATAAAAAAGTTAATAAAGAACTATCACTAAAATATATTATACCATACTTTTCTATAAATGTACAATGCTATTTGTCAGTGCGAAATCGAAGAAAAACAGGAAATCTGAGCGAATCGTCTTTTGTCTTCTCTTGAAATTTGATTTCAATTGTCTGTCCCAACAAGTCATTTCTCTTTTCCCAGAATTCTTTTCTTTCAGAATCTGTTAGACCCGAACCTACTCGAACCTCACCGCCATTAGATAATTCACAAATAAATGCACCCAATTGGTTTTGATATTTCCCCGAGCCCTCTTCAAAATCGATAATTTTTAAATCTTCGGTTTCCTCGGGCTTAAGTTTCATCCAATTGTAACTTCGTTTGTATTCATACAGACCGTCTAATGATTTAACAATGACGCCTTCGAATCCAGCATGCAATTGAGCTTCATAAAATGTCATTAATTCTTGCATATTCTGTACAATTCGTCCTGATACTATTTTCAAATGACTTAATTTTTTTCTCGAAATAGAAGCTTGTATATTTTGTAGAGTATGAAGTCTCCCTTCGAATGAAGCATCTGGAAATTGCAAATCAAAAATGTTATATACTGCGTCTTTTGCTAAATCAATCCCATCTTCTTTTCGAGAAATCGTTCTCATCAAATCTTGAAAGTGTCCCATTGTTATTTCACCGTCAAGTTTCCAACCTTCCATCACATTCAACTGTTTTAATTCTTCTGCGATAAAAGGATAGTTTTTGAATGCTTTTCCATTTCGAGAAACTAATGAAACAGCATGACTGCCCGAAATAACATCTCCAACTGTCGCAATGCAACGAATTCCGTCTAATTTGCTATCAGCATAGACTGGAAAAGATACTCGTTTTTCATCAAATTTCATTGCTCCCATGCAAATCGCTTCGGGCAACAAACCTGGATAAACTTTGTTAATGATTCCCATGCTGACTCCGATTCGCAAATCTTTTTTGAGAATGTTTAAAATTATTTCAGACCACTCCCGAGGAGAATTATTTAAAAATTTAAAAATTGTATCTCTAGCTGCGTTGCCAGTTAATTTTCGATTTTTTAAATCTGCGAGCAATGCTGACAATTTCGAAAACCAAGCAGCATCGACTGCTTTTTCGTAGCTGTTCAAATTCGTCAAATCAATTTTGACAGTGCCGAATGTAATAAACACATCGTAAGCCTGTTTGAAAATGAAAGCAATCTCGTCTAATTTATTTTCAGCGAGAATTTTCTTCTTCTCATTCGAAGAAGAAGTCTTAGCGAGCTGCGCAAAGATTTGAGGTATTTGTTGAAGCGCTGTCATTTGCTTTTTTAAAAATCTGTTGAATGCGCTGGTTAGTCATTCGCGGTCGCACTGATTTTGCAATTTCTTGAAACGTTTTATTCTGTTTGCAACGCAAATCTACAATTCGCTGCACTTTTTTCAGTCTCGCGATTTTTCGTCGTCGCACACTTTGCTCGCGCATGCGTCGTTCCTTTTCTTCTAATTGCACTTCAGGGTGCGTCTTCAAATATAACTTTCTTCTTTCTTCCTTCGTTAAGGTTAAGTTAATCATGTGCATATTATACCATACTATTCACGTAATGTAAAGGCCTCTTTCTCTCGCGAAGA